ACGATCGACGGCGGGCTCCGTGAGATGCTCGACGCCGCCAACGTCACGATCAAGGGCATCGGCGACACCACGACCGACCGCATCGGCAACGCCATCGCCCAAGGCCTCGCCGCCGGCGACCCGATCGCCACCGTCACCGCCGGCATCACCGACATCATCGGCAACCCGGACCGAGCCTTCACCATCGCCCAGACCGAGACGAGCCGGGCAATGGTGAGCTCGCAGGCCTCGGAGTACCAGGCCCTCGGGTTCTCGCAGTTTGAGTGGCTCGCCTACGACGGCGCCTGCGACGAGTGCCTCGACCAGGAGGACGCCAACCCGCACGACCTCGGCGACGACCAGCCGCCCGGGCACCCCAACTGCCGGTGCAGCATCGTCGGGACCGGCGACGTGACAACCCCCGAGGGCGCCCTTGACTGGAACGGGCCCGAGGGCATGGCGCCGACCGAGAATGAATCATTCATCGCCGACAACTTCCAGATCATCGACGACGCCATGCGTGTCTACCGCACTCGCACCGCCGCCGAGGCCGACCTCAGCGCCATCCGCTCCGATATGCTCACCGAGCTCAAGGCCCGCCGGGAGGACGCCGTCGCCGAGATCGACAACTACGGCGGAGCGATCCGCAAGCCGGCGAACCTCGAGCGCACGACCGACCCGTACACCGGCGCCCGTGTCTACCGCAGCCCCGAGGGCGGCGAGTACGACTGGTGGTACAAGCTCGACCAGCAGGAGCGCCAGCGCCTCATCCGCAACGGCTACGTCTCGGACTCCCCCTCGGCCATCAACATCGACTCCGCCATCCATAGCGCCGAGCTCAACGGGCGAGTGTTCTCCAGCCCCGAGGAGGCCGTCGAGAACTGGCTCAACGCCACCCGGATCAAGGACACCGTCGACACCATCGAGAGCAAGAAGTCTCTGCCATCCTTCGGCGCCCTGGAGAAGCAGATGAGCGGCTTTGACCCGAACAGCATCATCAGTCACCCCGTCTACGACGTGTCCGACATCTTCGCCTCCAAGACAAACGCCGTGGACTACCTCATGAGCCTCCGGTCCGATCCCGCCGCCGAGGCCGCCGAGCTCGTCAGCCGTGACCTAGAAGTCCCCTACCACCTCGGCCCGAGCCCGTATGAGATGAGCGCCGAGGACTACGCCACCAAGACCTTCGACCTCTGGGGCCAGATGGAGGAAATCTGGCAGAAGCAGGAGGAGGCCCGCAACACCGAGTTCGGCGCCATCCTCACAAGCGACGAGCGCGAGACGATCGAACTCTGGAGCCACTTCATGCCCGAGTCTTTGGTGCCCGACATTGACGAGGTCGACGTGTACCAGGTCCACGCCGAGATGATCCAACTAGCCCGCCTCGCCGGGATTCTGGAGTCCTAGTGCCCGACATCCCGCCCCGCATCACCCTCGCCAAGAAGCCGACCACGCCCGACCCGACTCAGGTCCGCATGGCGATCGACCGCGCGCTCGCCTCCGTCCGCAAGCCCGCTACCCAGTCGCAGCGGACGTGAGCCCTACCATTACCGATAGAACGCCTCTCGAGCAGGAGACTCACCCGATGAGCGAGCAGATCACCTACGCCTACGCCGGCGACATCGACAAGTCCTACGACGAGGACGGCAGTCTCATCGTGGTCGGCAAGGCGACGGGCCCGGACCTCGACCTCGACGAGCAGGTCTGCGACCCGACGTGGCTCCGTGAGGCGATGCCCGCCTGGATGAAGTTCGGCAACCTCCGAGAGATGCACCAGCCGGTCGCCGCCGGCATCGGCCTCGAGCTCAGCGCCGAGGGCGACGACTGGCACCTCCGCAGCAAGGTCGTAGACCCCGGCACGCAGGCGAAGATCGAGGCGGGAGCCCTCCGTGGCTACTCCATCGGCATCAAGGGCGCCAAGGTCATCAAGGACGCCGCCGCCCCCGGCGGTCGCATCGTCGGCGGGACGATCGTGGAAGTGTCCTACGTCGACCGCCCATGCAACCCCACGGCAGTCACCGCCATCGCCAAAGGCGCCGGGCTCACCGAGGCCGTCGAGGCCAGCGAGGCCGAGCGCACCTACGACCTCGACAAGAGCAACGCCATGAACGCCGACGCCATCATTGGCTCGGAGTGGAAGCCCGAGGACACCTACCAGGACGACAACGACGGCGCCACCGACTCGCAGAAGGACGGCGAGTATCCAAACGACCACCTCTGCCGCCGCTGCGACGGCCTCGGCAAGCTCCCGGAGACGGGCGAGGAGTGCCCCAACTGCGAGGGCACCGGACGAGTCGACGAGAAGCCCGAGCAGGCCGGCAAGCCCGCCTCCTACTCGCCCGACGAGGAGCCCGAGAAGGACGCCGAGCCCGACACGACCAAGGCCGTCAGTCCGATCCGTGACCTTGCCAACCTCCTCCAGGCCACCGACATCGACAAGGTGGAGCACGACCCCGCCGCCCTCAACGCCGTCCGGGACGGGATCATCGCCCTCATCAAGGCCGAGCTCGACGAGATGAGCACCGAGGACGAGACGGTCGACGTGGCGCAGCTCATGGCATCCCTCAGCATCTTCCTCAAGTGGTGGGAGGGCGAGGCCGCCGAGGGCGAGACTGCCGCACCGTACATGGACGACGACGACACCAAGGAGCCAGAGATGGACCTGACCTACCTCGGCGTCAGCGCCGACCTCATCAAGAGCGTGGGAGCCGGCGAGGCCGAGCCCGACGCCATCAAGATCGACCTCATCAAGGCCCTCGGCATCGAGGATCTCCGCGAGGACGTGCAGACCGTGAAGGCAGCGCAGCAGGAGGAGCTTGATCTCCTCAAGGCTGAGCTGGAGCGGATCAAGACGCTGGCCGCCCCCGGTGGCCCGGCGATCACCCGGACGCAGGCTCAGGCGCACAAGAGCGCCGAGGCCGAGCGGCTCGCATCAGAGGCCAGTCGGTACTACAGCATCGCAGAGCAGGTCGAGGATCTCAGCCTGGCGAAGATGTACCGAGACAAGGCCGACGCCATGAGCCGCGACGCATCCAAGATCGCCAACGCCTAGCAAGCAACCCCCAACCCTTCCAACCCATAAAGGACTCAACATGGCTTTCGCAGCCCCCCAGGTCACGGATCTGTTCGGCGGACTCCCCGCAGACCAGCGCGTTGACCGCTTCGAGCAGTTCAAGAGCGTGCTGGCCGAGTGCCAGGCCCGCTCCATCCAGAACGCCGCCTCTGGCGCCACGATGTTCGTGCGCGAGCAGGGCATCGTCAAGAGCGCCGGCGCCGGCACCGACATCGAGGCCCTCCGGTCCGAGATGACGAGCAAGGCGATGACCCCCGACCAGGCCGCCGACGTGCAGAGCGCACTCGACCGCCTGAGCGAGCTGAACAAGGACTGGAGCCTCACCAACCCGCTCTCGTCCTCGGTCGGCACCTTCGGCATGGTCCCCTACGACCTCGACCCGGCGCTGGCGCTCCTCGTGCCTCGCTCCTTCGTGGTCCGCAACTCCGTCGCTCGCGTCGGTGGGATCGGTCAGGCCAAGGAGTACCGTCGGATCACCGGCGTGTCCAACTCGGGCACCGGTGGCGTCAGCAACCTGAACACCTTCTTCTCGTCGTCGTCCGTGACCTCGTCGTGGGACAACGCCAACATCACCCGCAACCGTCCGGCCAAGATCAGCTACGCCGCCGACCGCCACGTCGTCTCCTACATGGAGCAGGGCGTCTCGGACTCGGTGTCCATGCAGGCGCAGTTCGCCGGCCAGGGCTACGCCGACCTCCGGCAGCTCAGCCACACCGCGGCTCTGTGGGCGCACATGATCGGTGAGGAGCGCAACCTCATCACCGCTCGTGGCACCGGCACCGGCTACACCGGCGCCCTCGCCACCCCGGTCGTGGGGAACTTCACCACGGCAGCGGCGACGACCACCGGCGGCACGTTCGTCGGCGGGACGGACACCCTGTACTTCAAGGTGACCTACGACTCGGGCTTCGGCGAGACTGTCGCCTCGGCTGAGGGCTCCCGTCCCGTCTCGGGCTCGAACAACTCCGTCACGATCACGGCGCCGAGCACCCTGCCCGCCGCTGCGGTCCGCTGGTGGGTCTACTCGGGCACCGTCACGGGCACCTACACCCTCAAGACGGCGGTCGTCGGCAACTCGGTGACCATCCTCACCGCTGGCACCGGCTCCTACACGGCCCCGAGCACCGGCGCCTCGGCCAACGCTGCGGCCTACGACGGCCTCATCGCCACGTACACCGACCCCACGCAGGCCGGCTACGTGTTCCGGAAGAACGGCGCCCTCTCCACCTCGGAGCCCGGCGCAGAGTATCAGGACTGCTTCTCGAGCCTGTACTCGTCGGTGATCGCTGACCCGGACGCCATCCTCACGGACGGTGCAACCCGGCGCAACCTCGCCAAGGCCATCCAGGCCTCGGGTGGGTCGTCCACCGGCTACCGGATCAACTACGACGGCGGCGACGGCGTCAACATCGGCTCGGTCGTGACCGGCCTGGTCAACGAGACGACGGGCAAGCTCGTCGACGTGGTGGCCTCGCCCTACATCCCCGCCGGCGTGTCCCTCATCTGGACCAAGCAGCTGCCCTTCCCGGACAGCGGCGTCACCACGACCACCGAGGTCGCCAACGTGCAGGACATGATGGTGATCGAGTGGCCGGTGACCTCGCTGAACTACGAGCTCAGCACCTACCAGTACGGCACCATGCTCCACCGGGCCCCGGCCTGGTCGGGCGCCATCACCGGCATCACCGGCTGATCGCTCCGTACAGCACGCCTCAGGCGGGCGGCTCGAGTCCTCGTGGCTCGGGTCGCCCGCCTTTGGCGGTAGGAGGGACAGATGACCAGGATGCTAGGCCCGAACAAGGGCGCCAAGGCCGTCGAGATCGGTGGACGTGAGCACCGCCAGCAGCGAGACGGCACGTTCCACGTCGACCCGATCACGGCGAAGATGATGCGCAAGACCGGCGACTTCGTCACGGTCGGCACGACGATCTCGCCGGCGGTCGGATTCAAGTGCCAGGACTGCGGATTCCTCGCCGTGTTCTCCGACCACTGTGGCAAGTGCGACGGCACCAACCTCCTCCCGGAGGAGTAGCGTGCTTCGACGCCTTAGAGCGGCCCTCAGCGCCCTCTCAGAGGCTCCTAGCAACGATCCGAGCAGTCCCGTCGGGCATGATGGGGAGGAAGGCATCGAGGCGATCGAGGCCGGGATGATCGAGCAACTAGAGCAGGACGACCATGAGCGCCATTAGCCCGCAGAACCTCACCTACCAGAACCGCACCGTCTACCTCACCCCCGCCGAGGTCAAGGGCTCGCCGATCGCCGCCGCCATCGACTTCACGCAGCTCATCCCGGGCGGCGACTTCAAGACGCAGGACTCCGCCCTCGCCTCGCTCATCTCGCAGGCCTCCGCCGAGGCCGACCAGTATTGCCTCGGAGCAGTCGGCACCCTCGGCGCCACCGTGAACACCGAGTCGGGCCGCTACCGCACCAACCGTCAGGGCCAGATCATCGTCCACCCCGGCTTCTGGCCGATCCTCGAGGTCAAGACGTTCTCCGCCGGCACCGCTCCTGGGCAGGGCACGTCGATCACCGTGAGCAACGACAACTGTTGGATTGAGCAGCGGCAGTTCGTCATCACCGCATCCTCCGCCTCGTGGAGCTCGCAGGGCCCGACCGACCTCTCCGGCATCGGCTGGACCACCGGCGCCTACCAGTTCTGCGAATACACCTACGTCAACGGCTACTTCTCGCAGTTCCTCACCTCGCCCGTCGCCGCTGGCGCCTCGTCGATCGTCGTCCCGAGCACCACCGGCCTCTACCCCGGCGTCCCGTTCACGATCTACGACGGCTCCCTCTCTGAGACGGTCGTGGTCTCGACCTCGTGGGACTCCGTGAGCACGACGGTCCCGCTCGCCAGCGCCACCGCTCACGCCCACGGCGCCGGCACCAACGTCACGACCCTGCCCCCGACGATCAAGGAGGCGGTCATCCACCTCGTCGTCGCCAAGGTCAAGGCCCGAGGCCAGGGCGGCTTCGTCCTCAATGAGATCGGCGAGCCGACGATGGTGAGCGGACGCACTGAAACGAGCTACGAGGATCACCGCATCGGGCTCCAGCTTCTTGACGCCTTCAAGCAGGTCATGGGCCGAGCATGACGACGATCCGTGAGGACACTCGAGCCGCCATCGCCGCCTACCTTGACCCCTCAGTCGCCGGCATCGACAACCTCGGCAAGGTTCTCGCGCACCCGGCCAAGTTCTCGCCGGAGGGCATCTTCTACGAGAACACCGACCCCGGCCACACGACCGGCGCCGTGATCTACATATATTTGCAGCGCCAGTCGGACCGCCGTGTCGCCCTCGGCGGAGCGCACAACGGCAACAAGGTCGTTGAGTTCCAACTCGTCCTGGACTGCTTCATCCGCTCCACAAGCCCCAAGGCCGAGGACTGCGGACAAGCGGCGGACCTGTTCATCGACCAGCTCGTCACCCGCATCCGAGCGGACCGCAACGCCGGCGCCCCCTCGGTGATCTTCACTTGGGGCGAGGGATCGTTCCCCGGCGGTCGGGACATCGAGATCGAGGCCCTGTACCCCAAGACGATAATGGGCGCCCAAATGGCGACTCAAGTGTACGCTTCTTGCAGGCTCACCGTTCTAGCCATCGAGAACACCTGAGGACCAAGATGCCCGACTACACCTACATCGGAGAAAACCCGGTCGACTTCATTGTCGTCTCGGTTCCCGGCGCGTCGTTCTCCGTCAAGCCCGGCGACATCATCTCGCTCGAGGTCGACCCGAACACGCCCGACTTCGTGCCCGCCGTCAAGGCCTCCAAGACCTCGGCAGCACCCATCGCCCCCGCCACGGTCCCCGATGTCTCTGGCGCCGATCTAGCCCCCTCTCAGACCACTCCAGCACCCGAGGAGCAGTAGTGCCGTACACCTCAGTCAACAGTTTCGTCCAGATCGGCATTGAGGGGACGCCCGGCACCCTGTCGAGCACCCTCAAGACGATCCCGGTGAGCGCCCCGCAGGTCACGCCGATGCAGACCTTCCTCCGTGACGAGGCCTTCCGAGGCTCGCCCACGACGGTCTACAGCCAGGTCGCCGGCGTCCGCCACGACGAGTACGACGCCAAGTTCTACCTGTACCCGGACACCTTCCCGCTCCTCGCCTACGCCACCCTCGGCAAGGACACCGTGACCGGCACGACGCCCAAGATCCACACCGTCAAGCTCCTCAACGCTCCGACCTCGGGCTCGCAGCCGCCAAGCGTCTCCATCATCGACTTCGACGGCCAGCAGGCCTTCCAGATGCTCGACGCTCAGGCCTCCGAGCTCAAGATCACCTTCGGCGCCGAGGCGGCCATTGAGGCGACGGCCAAGTTCATCGCCCAGCCCTGGACCGAAGTCAGCACCCCCGGCTCGCTCTCCATCGGCACCAACACGTTCGTCCCCGGATGGGACGTGGCCCTCACCATCGGCGGCACCTCGTCGGCGGTCCTCGTGGACGGTGAGATCAACCTCACTCGCGCCGCCGCTCCGATCTTCACCTCGGGCCAGCAGAACCCCTACAAGACGTGGGCGGGCCCGCTGGACGTGTCCGGTCGTCTCAAGTTCGTCGTCGAGTCCACCGACCCGCTCCTCCTCGCAGCCAACTCCAAGATCGCCCTGACGCAGAACACCAAGGCGGTCGTGCTCACCTTCACCGAGCCGACCACGACCTACACCACCATCGTCACGATGTCGCAGGTCCAGTTCCACGACGCCAAGCGCACCCGGGACAAGGCCTACGTCGAGGTCGACGCCAACTTCACGGCGCAGGCCAACACGACCGACGCCGACTCGGGCTACTCCCCCATCGCCATCGTCAGCCAGAACGCGGTCGCCACCTACTAATGCGCCACGACCTCCCCGGCGGCTGGGTAGACCTCCGAGCCTCGTCAGACCTCACCGAGCGGCAGGCCCGCCCGGTCCGCAAGGCCTACACCGCACTCGCCGGCAACCTCGCCCGAGCGATGACCCCGGACATCAACCCGGACACGTTCACCGAGGCCGACCTCATCAAGGTCATCGGGCCGGACTACATTGACGCCCGGGACGCCTATCAGGACGCCCTCATCGTCGCCTACGTCGCCGAGTGGTCATGGTCGGAGCCGAGCAGCGACGCCGCCGACGTGCTCCCGATCGCCGTCTACAACGCCCTCGTCGAGCTCTGCGAGGCGGCGGATCGTGACCAGCCGGTTCTCGGCCCGGACGGTGCATCGGACCCAAAAGCGCCTACCGGGATCTCAACCGACTCCGAGCAGCCCTAGAGGGCCGAGTCTCCGAGCCGGTCAGCCCGGACCTCGGCTACCGCTACCGGGAGCATCGCTACCGGCGCCTCTACCCGATGACGCACGAGCAGTACCTGGACGAGCCCGCCGAGGTAATCGACTGGAGCCTTGCCTTGGATAGCATGGAGCAGGAGGTGCGGGCCGATGCCGAGCGTGATCGTTAGCGGAGTCAAGGAGGTCAACGCCTCCATCGACCACCTCATGCTCAAGATGTCCGAGGCCGCCCGCAACACCGTCGTCAAGGGCGGAGCGATCGTCGCCAAGGCCGCTAAAGAGGAGTTCACCGAGCTCGCCGTCAACAGCAAGGGCGAGGCCCGGATCGTCGGCGGAGACGGTCGATTCCGAGGCGAGCGCAGCGGCGCCAAGTACCGAGGCCCAAACATCTCCGGCATGAGCCGTCCGCACGCCCGCACCGGCAAGTTGCGGACGAGCATTGGCGTCCACGAGGTCAGCCAGGTCGGCCCGGGCCGATGGATGAGCAAGACGGGCCCGACGATGGCATACGGGCGACGCGTCGAGATGGGATTCCACGGTCAGGACTCCAAGCGGCGCAACTACGACCAGCCCGGCTACCCCTACATGGCGCCCGGATTTGAGAAGGCTCGCCCCGAGCTCGAGGCCCTCTACATGGACGAAGTCCGAAAGGCGATGGAGTAATGGCCGAAGGACTCCTCCCCCCCGTAGTCGTCCACCTCCTCGCCGACATCAAAGAGTTCCAGGCCAAGATGGGCGAGGCCAAGGGCGAGATGGACACCCTCTCGGCCAAGGGCGCCAGCACCGGCGCCATGCTCTCCAAGGGCTTCGGCCTCGCAGCCCTCGGCGTCGGCGGCCTCGCCATCGGCATCGCTGGCATTGGGATCAAGTCGGCGATGGACTACCAAGCGGCGATGGCGAAGGTCGGCGGCCAGCTCGGGCTCACCGAGGGCCAGACCAAGAAGCTCGCCGACACGTTCATGCAAACCTCCCGAGGCTCGGAGTATTCCGCCAACGATCTCGCCAAGGCCTACGCCGGCGTCGCCGGTCAGGTCGCCAACCTCTCAGGCGGCACCGATGTCGCCGGATCGTCGACTGCGATCCTCCAGGCCTCAATGGAACTGGCGACCGCCAAGGGCATCGACCTCAACTCGGCAGTCTCCACCGTCGTCGGCACCATGCGCACATTCCAGATGCCGACCTCCGCGGCCAGCGACGCGATGGCGCTCCTCTACAACACCTCAAGCGCCACCGGGATCAGCGTCGACAACCTCAGCAGCACGCTCGCTCGGATGAACAGCGCCGTCGTCGGCGTGAAGCCCCCGGCCTCCGACCTCGCCGGCCTCCTCGTCGACCTCGGCCAGCATGGCGTCACCGGCTC